TGTCAGCTCCTTATATTCGATGGGTGTTAATACGTTCGCTATGTATTCTGTGGACGCACAAACACGCGCACCATTAGATAACACACATATGTCATACGGCTCTATCTCTATAATCCAATACCACTCTGAATCGTCACCATACAAATTGTGGTGCAATTGCACATAATCACCGACAAACAGTATCAGTATGCTTGGACGGTTCGACATTGTTGCGTCTTTAATATTCATTAGGCAAGCCCTCCTTCAATTAAAAGTATATCACCCATCAATGGCGGATGCCATTTTAACCGGTGTTGAGACAGTACATTATCAAGCCCAACATCTGACCACCATATATCAGTTGCTTCCATGTTTGGCTCCAGCCCGTCCAGTAACCCTTCCTCATTGATTATTAAGTGATCGCCATTTGAAAGATACACTATTTCAATGCGCCCGTCAACAAACTCCTGCATATCCTCCAGCGTGGGTTGTTCCATATCTTTTGTAATTCGCTTTAATACTGTCATGGTTCAGCCTCCTACGGCGATTAGATTTTTGTATTGCTTGGCCATCTTGCGACCGTGGGCGATATACGCCACCGTTTTAATATCCTTAGACCAACACTGACGGCACTTCTTACACTTGCCATCTTGGTCACCTGCTGGACACACTGACAACGCTGCGTTACTGTGTTGCACTGTTTGAATTATTGTCGAACTATTGCGGGCATTCTCTACTACTTCACCGTTTACGCCATCGCTGGATAACCTGACAACCACGTTTTCTAGCGCGTCCATAGTGGCCAATATAGCGCCGAACTTGTCGAATTTGTGCATTCTAGTGGGTAACCAGTGCTTGCACCACGGCGTTGCTTGCATGACCTGTAGAACCTTCTCTGCTAATCCTAGGCTATACAGGTCGCCACTATCGAACCACCTGAAATAGCGTTCCGTATCCAGCTCTTCGACCATCTCATTGACCCATTCGTCACGCTTCCAGTCTTGTTTGTTGCTTACCCGTGGCGCTTTGACATTGGGAAACCTATAGTTACCGTCCGTAGCGTAGCAACCAACACATGCTGGCACTAGGTCGCCGTTGCTATCCGTTGACGCGGGGCAAGTGTCGAGAGCTTCAAGGCTCCACGATTTGCAAGGCATTTTGCTAGGTTTAGATAGTTTAATCATAATAATATAATCCTGTATTAATAATTATTTTATAACTGGCCGCTATGGTATCACAACGGCCAGCAATAACAACAACTATTGACCGTTGACTATCAGTATATAAACTTTTTGCTCTATCATCTTGTATGCCTCTGTGTGTTTGTTGTCTTGATGGTGCCATTGTATCAGCCTGTGCAACCCTGTCAACAACTATTTGCAATTAATTTACCCTGTGTCGCAAACAGATAAGCATGTCGCTAACTGATAAGCCTACCTTTTATACTATGCGCGCACGCGTAGCAATAATCATGCCAACTATTTACCTGTGCAATTCCTGTGCCAACTTGTGTCTACTTGAGCCATGCAATATCTGTGCCATAGGTATCCTATTGCGTCCCCACACTTGCCCTGTGTACAACCTGTGGATAACTTATGTTCCACATGGAACCTAGCCCTGCCTGTGGATAACTTGTGTAAAACCTGTGGATAACTTAGGGGACGGGGGGGCCGCTGGGCTTCCGGCTGTATCAGGGGTACCCTCCAGTATACAAAAAAGTAGCAATTTGGGATTAATGGTGTATAATTAGGTCTGACCTGTATATACATGTGTAGACATAAGCCCTTGATTAGCTTAAATAAACCTTGACACCACCTGTGATAGCCTTTAGTTATTAAAGGGACGGCCCTTATGTATAAATATGTTGACATTAGTAAAGAAAAGACTTGACTTTTGGTTAAAAAGATGGTATAATTTATAGTATAACTAAAGAGATAAAAGCAACCTCGCGCCTTAAGTACCTTAAGCAAGTTTAGGATTGATCTTTAAATAATAATTAAAGAATATTCTAAAGTATACTTAAGTATCCTTAAGATAACTAGGAGTAGACTTTGAGTAGTAAAGAATCAAAGGTTAGTCAGCCCGCAAAGCGGGTTGGGCGACCAAAGAAGACAGATATAGTGTCAAAAACCAACGGTAAGCGTAAGGCAGTAGGCCGACCCAAGGGTGACGCAGCGACAATTAACGAGTACAAGGCTAGGATGCTGGCCTCTCCTAAGAGTAGGAAGGTACTAGACTCGATATTGTCAGCAGCTTTGGACGATGACCATAAGAATCAAGCAGCGGCATGGAAGCTCTGTATGGATAGGTTACTACCTGTCAGCTATTTTGAGAAGGATAAGGTCAACGGAGGCAAGAGTGCTATCAATATCTCTATTACGGGAGTTGGTGGGGAGACTACTGTCATATCCGGCGGCGACCAAGAAGAAGAACCCATTGAAGGGGATTATACCGATGTATAACATCAACAACGATTTAGATTACTTCACTAGAGAAGAGTTTGCTTGTCAGTACACAGGCGAGAACGAGATCAGTGATAATCTACTACTGAAGTTAGATTTGTTAAGAGCTAGGTGTGCATTCCCCTTCGTCATCACGAGTGGTTATAGATCAGAAGACCACCCAATCGAAAGAAAGAAGGAGAAAGCAGGAACTCATGCCCAAGGAATTGCAGCGGACATTAAAGTTAGTAACGGGACACAGAGGTACACAATTGTTGAAGAGGCCATTAAGATGGGCTTTACGGGAATTGGAGTTGCTAACGGTTTTGTGCATGTTGACATCCGCAATCTTGACGGTAACGAGTCTCCTGTAATGTGGTGCTACTAGCTTGGCTGATTTAAAGGTTGAGTTACTCCCTTGGCAGCAAACAGTATACAACGACAAGACTCGCTTTAAGGTTATTGCCGCTGGCAGACGTACAGGCAAGTCCCGTCTAGCTGGATGGGCGTTAATCCTTAACTGTTTGTCAGCTAAGAAAGGTCAGGTGTTCTACGTTGCCCCTACACAGGGTCAGGCTAGGGACATTATGTGGCAGATGCTGCTGGAACTAGGGCATAGTGTCATAGCCTCTAGTCATGTCAATAACTTACAGATCAAGTTCATCAACGGTGCTTTGCTAACCCTAAAGGGTGCAGATAGACCAGAGACTATGCGAGGTGTTAGCCTCAAGTTCTTGGTTATGGATGAATACGCCGACATGAAGCCAGAAGTGTGGGAGCAAATACTACGTCCTGCTCTTGCGGATCAGAAGGGTGATGCGATGTTCATTGGTACGCCAATGGGTCGTAACCACTTCTACGACTTATACCAGTACGCTAGTGTGTCAAAAGATGATACGTTTGTTGGTTATCACTTCACTAGCTTCGACAACCCACTGCTAGACCCTGAAGAGATTAAAGCTGCTGAGAAGTCTATGTCAGCCTTTAGCTTCCGTCAGGAGTTCATGGCATCCTTTGAGGCTCACGGTAGTGAACTGTTTAAAGAAGAAGATGTTAAATTTAGCGAAGAAGAGCCAAAAGATGGTGATTACTACATTGCTGTCGATTTGGCAGGCTTTGCAGACGTACAGAAAGTCACTACCAAGACTAAGCGCCTTGACCAAACAGCTATATCTGTTGTTAAAGCGGGCGTGGAGGGCTGGTGGGTTGCTGACATCATACATGGGCGATGGGGCGTTGAAGAGACCGCACGAAAGATTTTCGGAGCGGTAGACAAGTATAAGCCACTTGCGGTCGGTATCGAGAAAGGAGCCTTAAAGAATGCAGTGCATCCATATCTAAATGATCAGATGAAGCAGAACCAACGCTTCTTTAGAGTAGAAGAGCTTACCCACGGTAACAAGAAGAAAGTAGATAGAATTGTATGGGCGTTGCAAGGACGCTTTGAACATGGCAACATCAGTTTAAACAAAGGTAAGTGGAATAGTCAGTTTCTTGACGAGTTGTTCCAGTTCCCTAATCCATTAGTCCATGACGACTTGATAGACTCATTAGCATACATAGACCAGTTAGCCAAGGTTTCCTATGCTTTTGACTATGAAGAAGAGGACTACGAATACTTAGATAAATACGCGGGCTACTAACTATGCTAGAAGATAATGAAGGTTTTGCTACCGAACAACACCTAGAAGATTGGGTTATACAAAAGTGTGACGGCTGGAGAGATCACTTCGAGGCTAACTATTCTCAAAAGTTTGAGGAATACTACCGTCTATGGCGTGGACAATGGTCTGCACAGGATCGTGTACGTGAGTCAGAGCGTTCCAAGATTATCTCCCCCGCACTACAGCAGGCTGTTGAGTCATCTGTAGCAGAGCTAGAGGAAGCTACCTTTGGCCGTGGTAAGTGGTTTGATATTAAAGATGACTACATGGATCAAAGTCCTGAAGACATCGTTATGCTGCGTAACCACCTTGAGGAAGACTTTAAGAAGAACAAGGTACGCAAGGGTGTCGCTGAGTGTCTAATCAATGCTGCTGTATTCGGTACAGGCATTGCTGAGATTGTCTTAGAAGAAGAAAAAGAGATGGCTCCAGCTACTCAGCCTGTCATGGGTGGAGAACTACAAGCTATTGGTGTCAATGTCCGTGACCGTACCTGTGTCAAGCTAAAGCCTGTAATGCCTCAGAACTTCCTAATTGATCCAGTAGCTACTGATATTGATTCAGCTCTAGGTTGTGCTGTAGATGAGTTTGTATCTTCTCACTCAGTAGAGATGCTACAGGAAAGCGGTGTATACCGTGATGTAGACATTGCTTACGCCTCTCCAGACTTTGACATTGAACCAGATCAAGACCTTACTCGCTATGACGAAGACAAGGTACGTCTTACTAAGTACTACGGTCTAGTCCCTCGTCACCTGCTTGAGAAAGCAATGAAGGATGACGAAGCAGAAGACGCAGAAGTAGTTGACTTTGAAGATGCAGATAAGAAAGATGATTCATTCTACGTAGAAGCAGTTGTTGTTATTGCTAACGGTGGTGTTCTACTTAAAGCTACTGAAAACCCATACATGATGCAGGATCGTCCTGTAGTGGCATTCCCATGGGATGTCGTTCCTAGCCGTTTCTGGGGTCGAGGAGTATGTGAGAAAGGCTACAACAGCCAGAAGGCGTTAGACGCAGAACTACGCGCACGTATTGACGCTCTTGCACTAACCATCCACCCGATGATGGCAATGGACGCTTCTCGTATGCCTAGAGGCGCTAAACCTACCATCCAGCCGGGGAAAACCATCCTCACCAACGGTAACCCTGCTGAGATTCTACAGCCCTTTAACTTTGGTCAGGTCAATCAGATTACCTTTGCACAAGCCTCTGCTTTACAGACAATGGTACAGACAGCTACAGGCGCTATTGACTCAGCAGGTATTGCTGGTTCCGTTAATGGAGACGCTACTGCTGCTGGTGTGTCTATGTCACTAGGTGCTATAATAAAGCGTCATAAACGTACGCTTATTAACTTCCAAGAGTCTTTTGTGATTCCTTTTGTTACTAAGGCAGCTTGGCGTTATATGCAGTTTGAGCCAGAGATGTACCCAGTAGCTGACTACAAGTTCCATACGTCTAGCTCGTTAGGTATTATTGCTCGTGAGTATGAGGTTACACAGCTTGTACAGCTACTCCAGACCATGTCTCCAGATACACCTATGTATCCTAAGCTGGTTATGTCGATCATTGACAACATGAACCTGTCTAACCGTGAAGAGCTTATCCAAACACTTGAGCAAGCTAACACACCTAACCCAGAAGCAGAACAA